CGGAGTAGTGATTCGGCTTGATAAGCTTGCTTGACCTCTGAATCGAATAAGTCAACAAACGCCGTTGTGACGTTCTGCGCCATTGCAGATACCTCCTAATGAGTTTCAACAAAACGTGAGCCGTTATCCGAAATTCGGGCGGTCGCTTGCGCGTTATGGCCGCGCCAACCAGTAGATTACTACATTTAACGGGCCAAACAGGTTATCCATTAAAGGCAAAATACACGCAAGCGATATTTATTGCAAGTGTTAAGCGTTTGCTTGCATCCACTGCTTTTCTATCTTGGTTCTCCAAGGTGCGTCAGTCTTCCAGCGAGGATCTGCAATTGCTACCTCAAGATCAGCCCTGGTCATGTCCGGCTGGTTTACTGCTGGAGCTATCGGGATGTTCTCGTTTGTTAAAGATTGGTGGTATTTTACAAAAGCATTTATTGAATCAGCGTTGTTTAAAGACTGCGCCAGTGAATCCCGCTCAGAATTTGTCAAAGAAGACTTCATCAAACTACGCTCAACCATTTGTATCTTTTCTTGAGCATTCTTGCCAAGCTTTTGGATCTCATTGCGTTGATTTATTTCTACACTTTCTTGCTCTTGCTGAGATAACCCTAAAACACGCCCCGCCAAATCCTCGAAAGCATCCTGGCTAATCCCGTTTTCTTTAGCCCAATCCTGATATACGGCGACAGTCGGATCGTCAGCATCCAGACCCTGATCCGAAAGCCCAGAAACATCATATTTTTCCGGTGCTTTATGCTTTCCAGATTTAAATTTCTTTTCAAGCTCTGCATAACTTTTTGCCAACTTCTCAACATCAGGGCCATCATCATTCCAAAACTTTTCAGGGTAATAGTCAGGACGCTCAAGAGCTTCGGCATCATCTGTAGCAGCCGCTTCCTCTTTTGGTTGCTCATGTATTGCAATCGGAGCCTCTTGTGGGTTCTCTTCTTGCTCTTTGTTTACGTTAATTAGTGGAGCGTCAGCTTCGATTGTTGTTGTTTGCTCATCCATTGTTTGATCTCTCTATTCTTTTTTCAATCATACGAACCGTTTCAGCCATGCCTGTCCTTACATAGCCAAAGCTGGAATCCTCCCCAGGGTTCCACGTTGGTCTTTCAATTGTAATGCTTCTTAAATGACTTAATACTTTTTGACCTTCAGCACTTTTAAACACCTTGCCATAGATCATATCTATATCTGCGGCCTTGGGTGCGTCTGCTTGTGCTTGCATTAAACCGTCCCAACCTTCGGGTGAACTCATTGCATTGCCTCCATTGTTGCTCCACCATCATCAGCAGCGGGTGGGCCTTGCTCGGCCATCTGTTGCTGCTGCATCTGTTGCATCATCATTTGTTGCTCTTCTGCTGTAGTGAGCAATTCTTGATTAATATTCATCTTCTCAGCAATATACTTTGCTATCCTTGGGATCGAAAGTGTTGCTTGTCCTTGTGGACCTAGAGCATTGGCGATCTGCATGAATTGAACAACATCGTTTACTTCTTGAAGCTTCTGAGCCTGGGCTAATGGGGCCGCCGGTGTAATCTTGACCTCGACACCATTCACTTTTAACGGCAGATCTATGTATCCCTGTTGATCCATAATGTACAAAATGCGAGAAACAAGCGGAACCATAGTCTCATTAATCAAACGACCAAATGCAGATCCTAGATTACTTGCCAGCTCCCGTGATCTTTCTGCTATCTCAGTTGCACTCCTGGCAGACATATTATCAGGCGGCAACGTATCATCCATTAAGATCTTTTTAATATTCATACGCAGATCATTCATAACAATCTGGCTTACATTGAAGTCGCCGGTGCGCGGTAAGGGGGCCAATGATGCGCCTTGTGGCCCACCATTTCGAGCAACGCCAATAATAGCACCAGGCTGGATCTTAATGTTTTGTGGATTGAGGACGCCATCATCTGCTGCCGTATATACACCAGCAATAGCAAGTGACGCATTCTTTAGAACTAGCTCAACAGTCTTATTAAGGGTCTTTATGTCAGCAATCGCAGTAACCAGTGGGCCGCGACCATATACTTCACCGGCAACCTTCATGTAACGCGCAACGATAAATGGTGAACTATTCATAGTTTTGTAAACAAGCTCTTGGCGTTTGCCAGGCCAAATAACATGATAACAGAATATCCCCTGCTCATAGTCATATATTACAGCGTCAACTAGATCTATTTCTTTTGACGGAGAATTTGCTATCGCTTCGGCCAATTCTGCTGTCATTTCCAGGTCAGGAAACTCTTGTGGTATCGCCTCCGCCTTCATGCGTAATTTGCGATACACGTTGTCTATGTTGCCAAATGTACCTTCTTCAATTGCAACCAGGTATTGCGGGATTGAAGTAAAGCGTATTGGTGTTGCTTCATCGCCAGCCGTAACCATCATAACGGCAGTACCAACGCAGAGATCTAGTAAAAACTCGCCCATTGCCAGGTCAAAGTTAGTCTGACGCATTACTTCAAACATACGCTTAGTGTAGGCATCTAGTGCAGCTTGGGCCTGGGGCTTTTGTTCTTCTGGAATACCCGTGCCAGCTTCTAAGCGACACCAATCTTTTTGCGGAGGAAACAAACCAGCTTGGATTCGGTTGGCAAATCGTTGAGTTGCGGAGATAGCAGTTGAATCAAAAACGCGAACCATCTTGCCTTTACCGGCAACACCACCTTCATAAAATCCAGAATATAAATTCCTCTGTGGAAGGGCAAATTCGTAACAATCTTCATATATAGAACGCCATTCATCCTTACGGGCTTGAGCCTTGGCTTCACGTTCCATTAATTCGTTTACATTTAGCCTAGCCATCTAACTATCCTTTTTATGACGTGCTGCAAAATTACGAGCTGCGTCTACAGAACCAAACCCCCATGCCTTTAAGGCAAGTGCCTTGCGGGTAGGTTGTCCCTTTTCATCTTTCATCGAACCCTTCATCCCGGCGAACCTAGCAGCAAAGCTTACGCGCCGTGGATTAGTTCCAACCTTGACGGGGGGCTTTAAATTAGACCCAGTGGTCTTGTTAATGTGCCTACGCCCATCTTCATTAAGTCCGCCCTTTGGGTTTTGAAATGCCTTCTTAACCATTGGATTACTTTTTAGCTTTAGTCTTGGCCTTAACTGGCTTTTCCACAACTTTAACTTCTTCTTCTTTCATGTGGGCAACAGCCTTGGCAAATTTTTCTGATAGAAAAGATTTTATCTGTGTCATGCCTTTTTATCCTTGTTAAACAAAATTGTATTTTTGGCTTTATAAAAAACCTTCCTTCTTTTTTGCCCAGCAGCTTTTTCAGCAGCTAACTTTGCCGCAGCCGCAGCAGCCGCCGCCGCATCACGTTCAGCCTGGGTACGACCACGGGGTCTATTTGCGCTTGCGTTATTGCTTCTTTCGTTTCTGGACATCAGATCACGCAACATGGACTGATTTTTTTTCCTGTCGCGATTTTTTTTTGCCATCGCAACTGGCGCACCCCTTATCATTAAGAGCCTCCTAGCTTAGAAGCGTTTTTTCCTAAAGAACTGGACTGACCCTGGCGTTGTTGCTGCAAAAGCAGCCAATCAGCATCAGACATTCCTGCCGGTCTAGTAGCTTGTGGCCCTTCTTGACGAGCTTTTGAAAATAACAACCTCATGCCGCCTTGGCGCTGTATTCTACGACGATTTTGAATGCCTTGCATCTCAGTCGTTTCTTGAGAAGTAGCTCTTTCCTCTGCCCTGGCCTGTGCTGCGGATACAGCAGGGGCCGCTACTGGGGCTGGTGCAGGGCTTCCGCCGCCGCCAAATAATCCACTCATATTAAAACCTCGCCATCATGTAATAGTCAGCCCCCTCTGGGCCAAACCTCTTCATAACACTTTCTACACCAAAACCTAGCGACTTGGCAAACCTAAAGGCAGTATCGTTTTCAGTTCTTACGCCAATTTGCAGTCTTTTTAAGTCGTAATCTTTGATTGCGCTATTGGTTAGAACCTTTGCACCTCTCACAATTGATATCGTATGCCTACCAATATCCGTTCCTGGGATCATCCACATTTCAGCCAAGCCATTCCAAATAGGCTTAATTCCAAAAGCCGCAACAACTTTACCGCGTCCGATACCAGCCCAGCTTGATCCAGCTTCAGCGTTAGCCCACAAATAATCTATGTAATTAGGGATGTTCTTAATATATTCCTTAGTATCTTCGTTATAATCTATCTTCATTAAATGATCGTGGCGCAAAGAAACTATACTTTCATCTGGACTCATTCTAATTTTTGGTATTTGTATGAGGCCCATTAGAATATATCAAAATCAAGAGTTGCGGAATAGGTTGTACCACCGGCAAAGGTAGTCCCGTAAGATCCACGGCGCAATTTTCTTTGCTCACCGCCTCCAAGCATTAAGTATCCAAACGCATCACCACAGTGTGAGTGTTCATTTTTAACCGGCATATCTTTAAACCTTTCCTGACCAGCCCCCATAGACTGCCGTTTGAAGAAGTACCCACCACTTAAAGATTTGCGTAGGCGCAAACATTTTTTATTTACTAAAAGCCCAGGTTTTCCACCAACCAGCCGGTTCATAGGAGAAGCAGCGGCCTCACGTCTTACATTGAAAGCGTTGCTATCGGTAGGTTGGGCGCGAAACCCAATAGTTTTAAGGTGGTCAAACGCCGTAACCTCATAGATCTCATCCCGTTTGTTACCAGCGGGATCTCCCCAGATCATAACTTCTGCTTTATCAAAGCTTGCCGCAATCTTAGCTAGAAGCTCCTGACCAAATCTTTCCAGGCCCATATCAAAAGTAACAAGCTCATCTAAGATCTTCCATGCGCCACCAGATGTTCGCTGCCCAAAGATAGCTGCCGGTGTCAAACCAAAGTCAACGCCGATCTGAAGCGGATATTGCGGATCATATTGTACATCAGCAGACATTAGTTCATCATCATACTCAGGCCACACTGGTCTGCCTTCTTGGACAAACGTGTACTTACCTTCAGCATAGCACCTAATCCAATCAGCGTTTTTACCGCCAAGCATTTGCTGGTAATATCCATCAGGTAAATGTTTTTTATTTTCAGCAGAAGGGTTAACCATCCACCACTTGCCGCCAGAAAACATAAAGTCATTAGCCTCTGGGTTCTCAGGTAGATCTTTTGCAGAAACTTCTAACACGCCACCAGGTTGCCGGTGAAACGTCCAGGGAAACCGGCCACCAATAGGATTTTTCTCAGCCAGCTCATGCCACCAGTGATCCGCGTCAGGCGGGTTAGTATCCATGATGATACCATACCAAGACGCACCACCGTCTGATTTAGTGGGGTAACGGCCAACACGGTGCGTTAAACCATCGATCACAGCTTTTGGTAGCTCTCTAGCTTCGTTTACCCAGGCCCCAGTTAATTCAAGAGAAAGTAATTTTCGCACGTCTTGCGGCGTAGAAAGTGCCATGAATATAACTTCGCAATCGATACCAGGCGCATTATCCCTGGTTGGAAGCTTTAGGTGGTGGGTTATAGGCGGTTGCCAGCGCATAGGCCCCCAAACATCTTCTGGAAATAATTCGCCCCAGGTCTTAATAGTTGTTGTTCTCAGCTCTGGGTAAGTATTACGCACGATAACAAACCGCGAATACCTGATACCGTCACGCGGAGAGGGCTTTTGCTGGACTGCTTTGAGCATTATCTCAGCAGCACAGCCATATGACTTACCAGATCCAACTGGACCCATCAGGCCGCGAACAAAAGATTTATCGTGTAGAAACTTCCAAACTGTAGCAGACTTAGAAAAGTCTAAATTCATGCTGGGAATATCAGCCATCATCAGCCTCATAGGTTGTGGTTGCTTCTGGGCCTTTCATATTGATCCCAATGATCGAAGGCTTATCAACATTGCTCTCAACATCCAGCAAGCCACTAGCTTTAGCCAGGACGCGCAGAACGCTCACCTTGTCAAACATCTCAATCGTTGTGCCGTACTGACCAACCGTAACCTTCTTGATCGAAGCCAGGGCTTCATCAGGTATATCCGCCATAGGACGTATTTCGCCGGTATGAAGATCAATTATGTCAGTAAGCCTGGCAGTTCCCATAGCAATCAGCTCAGTAGCAACAGCTTCTTTGTTTTGAGCAAGGGTTTCAGAACGGCCAATTCGGCGTTGCAACAATCGCGCACCGCCGAACCGACCAACTGGAGGGATAGGTTTAATCTTATCCTCAGTTTTTCTTGCCATTAAAACGGAATTTCATCATCTATTTTATCAGCAGGGGCAGCAGCCGGTGCTGCGTGCTGAGGGTTCTGACGTGAGCCATCATCCTCAAACAGCTTTAGCCAGACCTCGCCATCCTTATTCGGAAGCGGTAATCCCTCAAGCTTGATGCTAATTCCCTTGTCATTCTGAAAGGCAATGCCATGACGTAACCAAACCGGCTTGTCCCGACCAGGTACTTCCTTCGCTTGCACAACACTAAATCGCTTATTCATGTGTATCTCCTATACAACTTTACAGTAGCATTACGATATCGGAATGTTTACTGATCTGCAATAGATTTTATCGTCATTCCAATTCTCATGGCAATTTGCGGAATAATCGCATTTCCTAATCCTCTAAGTCTGTCCACCCTTCTGGGTATCCCATGAGCCACTCGACCCACTGCGGGTTCAGGGGGCCACCGTTGTTCTTCGCGTCTTGTGCTGTTGGTGTCGGCCATATTCTGTTCGGTTTCTCCGATAGACTGTCGGTCACCGCCGCGCCTATATTCCAACCGTGTTTCCCGTTCAGATGACTTGGCGCTACTGATGTGCCGCCCGTCATTGCTGTCGGCGTCGGCCACATCGCTTTTCCCCAACTGCCCTTGTCTCTGTTCACCATGCTCGGTGACATCTGATTTGCCGTCGCTGTTGGAGTGTGCAACAATCCAGAGTCGGTCCCGTCGGTGTGGGGCATCGACACCGCAAGCTGGAACAACAAACGTCCGGCTGGCGTAGCCTTCGGCTTCCAAGTCAAGCAACACTTGGTCGAGGCCCAATGTGAGGTGACCATAAACATTCTCGAAAACGCACCAAGAGGGTCTTTTGGATGCAACAATCCGTAAGATGTACGGCCAGATGTGGCGAGGGTCTTCCTCTCCTCCGCGCTTACCGGCAAGGCTGAACGGCTGACATGGATAACCGGCGGTGAGGATATCGCAGTCGGGAACATTTCTATCTGGGTCATTTGCCAGTTCCTTTACATCACAAGCCACAGGAACATCAGGCCAATGCTTAGAAAGCACCTGACGACACCACGGCTCAACATCACAAAACAATACAGGCTTACTTAACCCAGCCCACTCAAAGCCAAGAGAGAAACCACCTATACCACTACATAAATCAACGTGTCTCATATGTAAGTGATATCACACCGAAACGGTATTACAATAGTTAGCAGTAAATGTGCCAACATTATCGCAGCCGCCCACACCATTACTTTAGTTTAGGTCTTGCTCTTGGTCGCATACTTCCTGACGGTAGATCCGTTTCAATGCATTGCGCCATGCTATTGCGAGAAAACTCATGGTATATAATCGGGTATATAGCATCATTTGCCTTGGAACATAGATCGATGTTTGGAAAATATATTGTAGATTTAGCTTCGTAACTTTCTACGCCACTCGTCACAACATATGTAAGCACCAAGGCAAACCAGTAAGTCATTAAGCTTCACTCGCCTGGCGATAAAGATAAACTCTATTTTTTTTGTTTCCGCCTGGAGGATTAACAATACTTCTATCAACTTTACCTTCACGAAAAAGATTGTGCATAAAGAGAGCTGTTGACCTGACATCGAACCCAGTAAGTTCAGATATCTGTGAAGTTGTTTTTGGTTTAGATACTATCGTTTTTAATATTTTACCTCGTCTATCTAAACTTTCCCGTTTTGCAAAATTAGAGTGCTGCCACCCTTCCTTTTTATGAATTGGAAAACCTGGTCGCAACTTTCTTTTAATAAGATCGTGTTCAAAGCAAACCAATTTGTACCAATATTTAATTTCTAATTTCTCAGAAATAGATTTAGCCTGAGAAAGAAGATCTTTTAACTTTTTGTCGATTGCTGCTCTACTATTTGCAGCAATGATTGGATCTCTTCCAGCTTCTGTTTTAGGTTGTACCTCTGGCTCTGTTGAGATTGATCTATCATTATTTTTAATAGGCGTGACATTCTCATGGTCGCAGCCACCCTGATCTCGTTTAAGTCTTTCTTCTCTACGCTTTTCATTAACTCTTCTCCTTTCATCGATAAATGTAAGTCCATAATCTTTAGAATATTTAAGCACAGTTTGATAAGGTATGTCTAAGGTTCCAGACGCTTGGCGTTTACTTAGGCCCTGTTCTGCGGCCCTCACCAATGCAATTAATATTTCTGGTTTCATTTTGTTTTTCTCCCCTGCCGAATATACAGCCAGTTAATATCGTTTCTTTTTACAAACGTGTTTAGATTGGTTAGCGTTGTGCCTAATATTTTTGCGGCTTCCGTTTGCGTAAACCTGGATTGAGCCAAGCTTTCGACCAACTCAATCCTTTCTTTTTTGTGACGGATTGTCATCTCTCCCCAACATTCCATCATTCAGATCCGTTTTGTGCGCCCAGGCCACGCAAGCTTTTAAGATAAGCTTTTTCAATCTGATCTCCAAAAGCTTCTCCGACTGCTGTAATTGTGTCAGAATTGTGTTCTTTCAACTCTTTCAGCAATGTCATCCGCCTACGTGGCTCAACCGCTTTGCCATCTTTATCGTGAGTAGTTGAGCAATAAATTCCAAACATCTTAATCAAACTTTTAGCAAACTCCTGGTGTTCTAGCTTCTTCAGCTCCTTGCCGGTGTGGCTTAGTAGTAAAACCGTTGGGGCATCTGGGACCGGAGCGGGTGCTGGCGCGGCTGCTTGCTGTGCCTGGGCTTTTGCCTTGCGTGGTACAGCGTCAATCTCGTTGAGGCTGGCATATGTGCCCCCATGTAACCCTATGGACGCCAGAGCGCGGCCTATGGCGCTTGTTTCGCAATTCTCTAACGCTGAAGTCTTATTTACGTTTGAGCTGCCACGGATCTCCTCGGCCATTCCTGACCCTATGATCATATTTGCTGCGTTTATCACCGTTGCTTTGATAACTACACGCTTGCCATCATCCAGCAAGATCTCTGTGTTGATCCCGTGATTTAGTGCAAAGGCTTTTCGGAATGCTTCAACGCGCACGAATACTTCTGTATATTTCTTTCCGCCTCGCTGCGTGACACCGTGGCTACGGTTAAGATCGTTCACTTCGGCCATTGCTGTTTTTAAATCGGTCATTTTATCCTCACTGTGATTGATGGTTGGCCCATTTGAAATTGGCATCCTGGAACGCTTTCGCCCTGATCCATTTGTTTTTTAATTGCTGCCAGGTCGGGCTTGATTGTAACTTTTGTTAGCTGCGAAGGAATTTCCGCCTCATCAAATATCTTAACGCCCCATCTGGCTTTGGTTCTGCTAATTGTGGCTATCGGGTGCTTGATCTTTGTTTCTCCCATAGCGTCTAAAAGATGTCCAATTGTTATTGAAATTGCATTTTGCCTGGCAGCCAATCTTTTTGATCTGGTAGAATATGTTGCTGCAAGATCTTTCATTGCGACTTCGTGCGCGGCTGCTTCAGTGCGCTCCTCGACAAGCTTGCCCATAATCTCCATAGCATCTGTTTCGCCATCTAATGTGTCGAGAAAAGTATCCTGGTCATCGCCGGTTATCATTCGGATCTGATCCGACATGGCTAAAATTTCTTCGAATTTAATGTACATAAGTTTTCCCCTTCCTTGTTATTTTCCAAACAATTTCATTATTTCCGTATGAATTATTAAATCTCTGTTCTGTTTCTTCGATCATTTCCATTTCTAACAGTTCCGAAAGTCTCGGCCGTATGCTAAACAAAGATAGCTTGGTCGCACTGGCTATCTGTTCCCCTGACGCGCTGCCTCCAAGCGCGTGTAGCCCTTGCAGGGTTTCGAGGCGTCTGCCTACGACCGATCGGGCCACCTTGTGCGCTGCCGCCTGTGACGTTTCTCCCGTCGCTGTGCGGTGGTGCATTTTTTTAATGATTACTTGCAAAAGTTGATTAGTCATTGATGATCTCCTTTTTGAAAACTAAAACTGTTTCTCGGCCACTGCTGTTGCAAAAAAAACAATCGATTGATTCAGTCATCTGAGTTCTATAATTAAGATCCCTCAAATATCCGTTTCCGTTACAATTTCTACAAATTGCGTTTTCATCTACAATAAGTTTTTGGTTGTTTATTTCCATTTTAAAAACACCAGACGAAAGAAAATGTTAAAAATACAATAACCCCGCCGACAATCAGACCGCATCCAAAACCAATCAGGGCGGCAAAATCTGTTAAATTCATTGTGCTTTCCTTGCTGTAATTGGAAGTTTGGCCGTGGCCCCTTTTTTATCTGCACTGTCTAAGTCCACTCCCAAGCAAATTAAATTAAACATTTCTTGGCGGCCTAAGTCGTTTGCGGTTGCCATAATTTGAATAAAATTCTCTTGGTTGCTGTTTTCTGCCCAATGTTTGGCCAGTTTAATCAAGCTTCCTTTTATGTCTGTCATTGTCCACGGTTCCGAAAATGCCATTACAAAGCTCCCCCAAAAAATAAAATTACATAGAGTGTAAAGAAAATAGCCATCACACCCAAGCCGTCTTTGATCCATTCTTTCATTTGATCCCCCATCTAACCGTAATGCTTTTCGAAAACTAAAAGCACGGTTCCGATCGCCTTGGAAGAATAGCCCTTGATGTAAAGGATCTGCTCAACAAAGAAATATTCCAGGGACGCGATGTCATCGAACTCAAACCTCCAATACTTTTCTCCGTGATGGTTCTGATGGATTTCAAATTGATCTTCTAAAACCTTTTCTATGTTAGCCATCCGATCGGTCATGTTGGTGTTATTTACTGCCACTTTATTCTCCTTTTGACTTAGTGATGCGCCCGAAGGCGCACTGCAAAATCAAGCGGCCAACTGGTAG